ATCAACCTGATTTAATTTTAAAATTTACTGAAGGTGGATTAGAAACTGATCCGAGTATGGATGAAGCTAAAGCAGCATTAGCAAAATCCAAAATTGCTGCTATTAAAAAAGTTGATAATAAGATGAAGACAGTCTTTGAAAATTTAACTGGTTTTTTTAAAGGTAAAAAGTCTGATGTTCCTGCTTCTACTAATCCTTCTACTAATCCTGGTGTTCCTCCTCCTTCTACTAATAGTCCTGTTGTTGTTGGAATAATTCTAAATAGTGAAGAGATAAAAAAACAAGCAGATGAACTTAAAACCCAAATTGATTCAGCTGCAAATGATACAGATAAAGAGCATTTTCGACAACAAGTTGTAGATCTTAGTGAATCACTCGATAAGATAGATCAGTCAGACACAAACAAAGGTGATGCAGGAGTAGCAGTTAGAAGAGCATATGACGCTCTTCCTGTTGTAGGTGTTTTAGGTATTGGTGGTACTCGCCGTCGTCGTAATAAAAAACGTATGTCTAGACGTAAACGCGCTTCCCGCAGACGTTAATTTTTATACTATACATTTTTAAATAGTGATATCAAGTAAATATAATCCATTCTCTCAAATAAATATTTATTGAATAAATATTTATCTTATTTCTTATTCTTCCAAAATTCCTCTACTTCTGAATACTTCTTCTAATTTTTCTGCTAATTTATCTGGAAACGATTTTGATGCATCCAATGATTCTTGTAAATAAGCTGTTAAATTCTCTACAAATTCTTTTGTAGAATTAGGATTTTTTGGATTAATACCGAGGGTTCTGTTAGTCATTATTTCCTGACTTTCCTGATAATCATCACTTTCCTCATCACCATAATCACTTCCATCAAATTCATTATGTCCTAATATTTTTTCTAAAATCGTTTTAATTATTTGAGCAAGAGTCTCATAGTGTTCCGAATCTTTTAATTTATCTATATTTCTATCTAAAATTTGGAATATTTCAATCACTTTTTGCGATACCTTTGGATCTTTTATCTTTTCAATGAATTTTTGGATAAACTCTCCAATCTCTCCCATCGTCATATCTAAAAATGATAGCGCTTCTGGTACAGTTTTGACTCCCTCAACAACAGCAGAATTCACCGAAGAAATTACAGTAGGATTTGTAGAAGAACCTTGTAAGTTACCAAATCTATCATAATATTCTGATTTACCATCTATTTGTATTTCAATGTCTTTTGTATTGCTTAAAACGTCATCAATACTTTTGATTGTTGCTGATATTTGTTGAGGATTAATATTACTAGTTGAAGAAGCAGAAGTCCCTCTTAACGTATCAATTTGCTGTTGTAGAATTCGTATTTTTTCATCCTGTGCATCTATCCTAGATGATATATCTGGTGGATTTTGTTGTCCGACAGATCCAATTTGGTTTACACCAGTGGATATTATATTTCCTCGAGGAGGTTGTTGTATACTACCTCTACCTGCTCTATCAGTATATTCTTGGTCTGTTAGAGAAGAAACTGTTGATGATGTATCATCATCCTGCCGATATCTATCCTGCCGATATCTATCCTGCCGATATCTATCCTGCCCATCTCTCCCAGGAAAATATCTCAAACTACTTAATTCAGATCCATTACTGTTTACTCTTCCTCTTGTAAATCCTGGTATTACTGCACGTGGTAAATCGTCACGACTAGAAGCTTCGGATATATCATCACGTTGTAGTCTACTATCACGAGTTGGTATAATACTAATTTCTGTTCCTTTCGGATATGCTCGCGGGATGGTTCTATCCAATATAATTTTCACTTTTGAATCGAATAATCCACCTTTTTTCATACCCTTTTTCAAAGTGCGTCTACCACCAAGAAAACTAACCTTCTCAAACCCAACTATAGTATATGTGTTTCTATCTATTTGTACTGTATCTCCACGACCGTATGTCTGACGACCTATTTCTATTTTATCAAAACCTTTAAACCCCTTTAAACTACCATTTACAGTAATACTATTCTCGTTACTTTTTATTTCTTTTATTGTAGGGATTTTTACTACTTGTGGAGCTAGACGAATTTGTCCTTGTGCTACCGTTTGTTTCCGTGTAAAAAGATTAACAGGATTTATATATTTCCCAAATTTACTAATACTACTAATACCAGAGCTCACTCTAGAAGCTAAACTAGGATTCGCTTTATTAATCACCGCTTGTATTCCGTTAGCCAGTTTACTTACAAATTGTTTTGTATCTATTTCTTTTTTCCTTATCGAATTCTGTAAAGCACCTGTTAAGCTAGTCACAAATTTTGTCGTATCGATTTCTTTTGTACGTATTGATTTTGTTAAAGCCGTTGTGAGAGAATCTACGAATCCTACGGTATTTATAGGTTTTGATTTTATCGATTTCTGTAATGCGGTTGTTAAACTAGTTACAAAATCGGTTGTATCAATAACATTACCTTTGATTGCACTATTTAATTGTTTCGTTAAAGAAGTGACAAATGGAATAGTATCTATTTTTTTAGAAGTGATAGACGATTGAATCGCTGTCTTCAGATTATTTACAAAATTGGTTGTATCTATTTTTTTAGTACCAATAGATCCCTTGATAGCTTTAGTTAATTCAGAGACAAATCCACTCGTATTTATTTCTTTTGCTTTTATTGCAGATTGAATCGAATCTGTTAGTTTATTTACAAAACCCTCTGTATTTATTTGTTTTCCTTTTATTGCCTTTTGGATTCCATCAGTCAATGAAACTACGAATTTCGAAGTATTGATTTTATCGGTAGTGAATGACCCTTGAATTTGCTTTGTTAACAAATCCACAAATTTCGATGTATCTAATTTTTTAGTAGTAATCGAATCTTGAATTGCTGTTTTTAGATTACTTACAAAAGTAGAAGTTTCAATTGATTCTTTTGATGTTTTATGAATAGATGTTGATAATGCGCTAGTTAAAGAAGAAACGAAATCGGTAGTTGTTATTTCGTTTGGGTTTAAAGACGACTGTATTGCACTAGTGAGAGAATTCACAAATCCGGATGTTTGCATACTTAGTTGTGCTGTTGATTTTATCGAACTTTCTAATGCGGTTTTAAATAATCCTACGAATTTCGAAGAATCGACTTGGTCTCCATTCATCGATTGTTGTAATGCATCTTTTAGAGATTTAACAAATCGGATTGTTTCAATTTCATTTTGTCTGAGAGATTGTTTTAATGAATCGGTTAAATCGGATATAAATCGAGAAGTATCGACGATTTTATATTTCTTTAATAATTCGTCTAGGACACTTTTGAATTCATCCATTTTTCTATCATAATTAATCATTTTTGTATCTATCACTCTATATTCAGATATAGCATCTTTTAGAAAATCAAATCTTTTTTTAATTTCTTTTAATTTTTCAATAAATTTTGATGAATCAATTTCACTCGTTTTTCCTTGATCTCTCATTTTTTTTCTAAAATTAATGATTGATTGTTCAAAATTATAAAACTTCCGTTTTAATATATCATATTTATCTACATTGGTATTTTCATAGGTTTTGGCTTCTGTTTGTAATCTTTCGATATTTGTTTTTGTTTCTCCTTCAGTTCTATGTTCAAATTGCTTGAATATACTAATATCATTAATCGCTTCTGTAAATATGTCCTCATTTAATTCTGTAATAAATATATCTGTTAACCTTTTTATATCATCATTCGGAGTCGTTTCCGCCATATCTATAATATCACTATAAAAAATATCATATAAAACCCCAAAATCTCTCCAAAATATAATATTTTTCCAAAAAAAATATCATAAAAATATGTATATGAATTTTAATTTATTCTATTTATTAATAGTCATATCTATATTTTTACTAGTATTTTTCAATATAAATAAAGACGTTTTTATAAGCTATAGTAATACCGGTTTAGGAAAGCTCGTCGCAATTTTATTAATATTGTTTTATGCGATTTTACATATAGGAGCAGGTATTCTTACGCTTATTATTGTTTTATCCTATTATAAATTATATGGTTTTGAATCATGGGATCTATTGAATACAATCGACTTTCTCGATGGAATCGATGCGATTTATTATATTAATTTAGATCGTTCTAAAGACAGGCGAGATACTATTGAAAAGATGTTTCAAGACCCTATTTTCCTAGGAAAACCGATCGAAAGAATCAATGCAGTTGATGGTAAAGATCCTTCAGAACAAATATATGATAAACTTATCCTAAATACGAAACGAAATACGAAACTCGAATATGCTTGCTTATTATCCCATTTAACAGCTATCCGAAAATTCTCTGAATCGTCCATATATGAAAATGCCCTTATTTTAGAAGATGATATGACACTCGAATTTAAACGTCTCTGGCGAAAATCTCTCAGAATGGTTATCGATCAAGCGCCTGCGGATTGGGAAATTATCCAACTCTGTTATATTACAGGGGGAACTCTAAAATCGGATTATACCCTAAATAACTATCAGCGTAATCGCTATGGTGGAATTGCTTCTATGGGCGCTTATATTATTAATAAAAAGGCTGCACAGAAACTAATGACGGAAATGTATAATCCTGTCTCTGGAAAATATACTTTACGCGATTATCATACTCACGAGGCTGACCATTATCTATATAAAGTTCTAAGAACATATGTCTACAAATGGCCGTATTTCATTTATCCAACAATAAATACAAGTACGCTTCATCCAGAAGATTTGAGTTCTCATATACGATCAAAGATGCGACTAGAATACTTGTTTCAAGGTTCTACTGTATAATCTCAGTTTCCTATCATTAATGTACCGAGTCTCTTCGGTGGCCGATATTTTATAATATCCGCTGTTTTTATAGAAGAAGTAGTAGGAAATTCGGATTGACAATAGAGTTCCTGTAAAAGTAGCCATTCAAACATTCCACCGGAATAAATATATATTTCGGAAAATCCTAGGGAATTTAATTGCGCTGCCTTTTTATCGACTGTTTCATCTGTCGAATTTAGTCCATAGAGTATGACTTTCGTCCGTTTCATTTCGTATTTATCTAAAACACTATTGATTATTGATTCTTCTGCTAAGGCATTAATTGTACCCTTTATTAAACAGTTTTGGAAATTTATCGGCATGGTATTGATGATAAGATATTCTGCAGATGAATTTAATAAAATATTCGATAGGGAGATAATCGCGGACTTTATATCCTCGAATCCGATTTTTATAATAGAGGGATTTGATTGGAAGATTTGTTTAAGAAAATCCATTATTTTTATTAATACTATTTAATAAATATACTATGAATTGTTTATTAGTATTTGAGAGAT